ATGGCAGACAAACTCACACCAAAGCAGGAGCGGTTCGCTCAGTTGATCGCTGGGGGCAATGATCAGTCCACGGCTTATCGTGAGGCTTTCAACAGTAACGGCAAGGACTCAACAGTTCATAGTGAGGCGAGTCGGTTGATGAAGAACCCCAAGGTTACCGCAAGGGTGGATCAGATAACGGAGCAAAAGCATCGGGCAATATCCCGAAAGGCGGTCACGGACAGAGAGCTTGTGGTGGGTAAGCTTCGACGCTGGACTGAGGACGGCATAGATCCCACGACCGGCGATGAACCAACGCAAGCCCAATTGACTGCGGCGCAATTGCTGGGCCGGACAGTCGCACTGTTCAGCGACAAAGTGGAGCAAGTCACAACAGAACGAACAGCGGAAGAGGTCGCGGCTGAGATCAAACGACGGTTAGCAGTGGCATCGGAATCAGAGCAAGACGGTGAGCCATTGCACTGAGTCCAACTGTTAACGTAAGACGCACCACGAACCACAACCGTTGGCGAAAGGGGCGCGTGTTTTCTGACGTGCTCGAGCGCCTGGTGCTACCCCCACCCCCCCTAGGAGCCAGCGCGTACCCACGTCTATATACATAGTGAAACGCTCAAACGATTACCTATTTTTCTGACAAACTAGGTGTACCACGCACCACGTCCCTTTATTTTCAGGGAATTACTCTAGGAGTCCCTAGCCCGAAAAAAAATTTCTAAAAATTTCGGGTTATTTGTTGACTTACCTTGTCAAGTCCATCAATGTGCTAACATCACAAGAGTTTTCGAGAACGTTCTCACAGAGTACGTTCTAGATAACAGTCTAAGGCAACCTTTGGGGTTGGTTGCCTAGTAAGCAATCTCAGACAGCGTTCTCATTAAGAACGTTCTCATTGGATAACGTTCTCGTTTTATGCCAAATAAGATTGATCCTAAACTGCTAGAGTCCATACCTGATCTTCCGATAGAGGAACAGAAAGAGATTCTAGATCTTCTTGAGTCTTTAGAAGGCGCAGAGAAGAAAGAACGTGCCCGTGAAGAGTTCATGGGATTTGTTAACTATGTGTGGCCTGCTTTCATTGAAGGACGGCACCACAAGATCATGGCAAACGCCTTTGAGCGGGTTGCTAATGGTGAGCTAAAGCGTCTGATTATTAACATGCCGCCGAGGCATACTAAGTCAGAGTTTGCGTCCTATCTGTTGCCCGCTTGGTTTTTGGGCAAGTATCCTGAGAAAAAGATTATCCAGACGGCACATACCGCAGAACTATCTGTGGGTTTTGGTCGTAAGGTTCGTAACCTTGTGGATAGCGAGGACTATAAGACAGTGTTCCCGAATTTGGGGTTACGGTCTGATTCCAAGGCAGCAGGGCGCTGGAGTACCAGCAAGAATGGTGAATACTTCGCTATTGGTGTTGGCGGCGCTGTCACTGGTAAAGGTGCAGACCTGCTGATTATTGATGACCCGCACTCAGAGCAAGAAGGCCAAAGTGCCGACGCAGGTGTCTTTGATAGGGTTTATGAGTGGTATACCTCTGGGCCTCGACAACGATTACAGCCTGGCGGAGCCATCATTGTGGTTATGACACGATGGCACAAACGGGATTTGACCGGACAGATTGTAAAATCATCGGTTCAACGTGCCGGCACAGATGAGTGGGAGGTCATTGAGTTTCCCGCAATCATGCCTTCCGGCAAAGCTTTATGGCCTGAGTTCTGGTCTTTAGAGGAACTCACGTCACTACGCAATGAATTACCGTCTCCTAAGTGGAATGCTCAGTATCAGCAAAACCCGTCTTCTGAAGAAGGAGCACTGGTTAAGCGTGAGTGGTGGCGAGAGTGGGAAAGCGATACCCCGCCAATGTGTGAATTTATTATACAGTCTTGGGATACAGCGTTCTTAAAGACACAACGCGCTGACTTCTCGGCGTGTACAACGTGGGGCGTTTTCTATAAGCCCGATGATGAAGGGCTGATGCAGCCGAATATCATCCTGTTGGATGCGTACAAAGAGCGGCTAGAGTTTCCTGAACTGAAAAAGACTGCTTTAGAGTTCTATACAGACTGGCAACCCGATGCGTGTATTGTGGAAGCCAAAGCTGCTGGTATGCCGCTAATCTTTGAATTACGGGCTATGGGTATACCTGTCGGTGAATACACCCCATCTAGAGGCAACGACAAGATATCGAGGGTCAATGCGGTGTCAGACCTGTTTGCGTCAGGGATTGTGTGGGCACCAGGTACACGGTTTGCCGAAGAGGTGATCGAAGAGTTTGCTTCGTTTCCTGCCGGCGAACACGATGACCTTGTGGATTCGTCCACACAGGCACTACTCCGGTTCCGGCAAGGCGGGTTCTTGAGGCTAAACTCAGACGAAGAAGACGAACCGTTCTATCCAAAAAGGGCCACTTATTACTAATGGAAAGAAAAGATAAAGAAAGGGCGCTAATAGATACCGCAAGGCAAATGCTTGAGGAAAGGGGCGAAAAGACTGTAGCTCCGCAAATGAATCCGGTCGTGCGTAACTATCTGAAAGACCTTGATGAAGGTTATCTGGATGACCCTAGTGATTTCGCAAAAGCCATTGATAGCTTTCGTAGTGATTTTTTGTTTGAGATGTTTCCTCAAGAGTACGCTCAGATGGAGGCTCAAGCTTTAGCCGCTGCTCAAGCTGAAGCAGAAGCGCGTGGGCCTAGGCCTCAAGAGCAAATGATAAGAAGCCCTATGCCAATAGAAGAGGTAGCGACACAAGCCCCAGTAAGGGTGCCAGAGGAGCTTAGGGCTGGAGGCCGATCTAGGATCATTTAAGTATGGTTGAAGTAAATGGCTGGCTTATTGAAAAAGCCTTTAGGCCATTGTTCAGAAAGTTCTCAAAGAAGGGCAATCGTGTGTTTTTTGATAACGCAGATTTCCCTGTCACTGCTGTTCTAGAACAAAACTACGATGTGATCAGGGCCGAGTTTGAAAAGATGCGGAACCGTATAGATGAGTTCGCGCCGTTTCAAACCATCAGCCCAGATCAGGTGTACATCTCCAACGATGACAAGTGGAAGATGTTTTTCTTGAAGGCAGGCAAGATTCGTTTTGATCGGAACTGCCAAGAGTTCCCTGAGACCATGAAGATCATAGATGCCGAAAAAAATCTGGTGTCTGCCTACTTCTCAGTGATCGGGCCAAGAAAGATGTTAATGCCCCACGAAGGCCCGTGGTGTGGGATACTCAGAGTGCATCTGGGTCTTGATATACCAACCGAGGGCAAAGGCTGCGTGTTGGTCGTGAACAAAGAAGAGTATCGGTGGGAAGAAGGCAAGGCAGTTGTCTTTGATGACACCTACGAACACATGGCGGTAAACATGACCAACCGTAACAGGGTGGTTTTGTTTCTGGACTACATGAGACCGTTGCCTGCACCGCTAAGTTGGTTGAACCACTTTGTGGTTTATATGGCACGATTCATGAACTATTTCAAAGAGCCGATAAAACGGCACAAGGAATGGGAAAAACAATTTTATAAGGACGCTGTTTGATGGCTTTCCTGCAAAGCAATATCCCGTACTTCAAGTGCTGGGTTAGGAAGGAATACACACACAACCACTCCAAGTATCACGGTGAGTTCATACACGCGATGGCAGTCGCTGTAACAACAATGCCGTGCCGTAGCTTGAGCTTCCAGATGATATTCACTGGAGCCGAGACCTACGATGACGATGATGAGCCGAACGTACACGGCGGCGCTATGTGGGCAAGGATGCCGATCACAGGTCTGGTAGCAGATACTCCGCTAGAAGAATGGCCTGAGCCGATGCCGACGTGGGCTGCTCAACCGTGGGATTGTAGTTCGCGGGAGCATTCGGTATATGTCTTGGATCGTTGTACGCCGTGCCCCTGGCTTGCTAAGATTGATGGCGAGATGTATCCGGCAAAGTACATGTTTACTGTTGATTACACGGATAACGAGATAGCCGATGACCCAGCGCAACACAAGCAGAGTCATGTTTTGGAGCTTCTTGATGCTGGGAAGTGGACTGGAAATATCGTTGCTTTGCCGAACAATAGGGTTAGAGTGACACAT